GTGAAGTAGGCGCAATTAAGCCTTGGGGTAAAGCAACAGCACCTGCGGGTTATGTTCTTTGTGATGGCTCTGCTATTTCAAGAACTGATTATGCAGATTTATTCGCTGTAATTTCTACTACTTACGGTGTAGGAAATGGTTCAACAACTTTCAACGTTCCTCAATTACAAGGTAAACTGCCACAAGGTTATGATGGTAACACATATAATATGGCAGGTACAGGTGGAGCAAATACAGTTACAGTTTCTGTAACTAATAACCAAGCTGCAACCAATGCTACAAACCAATCTGTTACTGTAACAGGAAGTATAGATAATACATCTTTAACAACTGCGCAATTAGCATCACATACTCACAGTACAAATGCTAGAGGTGCAACACACTCAGATGGTGTTGATAGTGTTAACCCAGGTGGTTATGGTTTTCCAAATGCTACTATTGGTAATGAAGGGTCGGGAACTGGTCACAACCATACTCATACTTTATCTGGTACTTTAACAGGTAATATTACAACAAGTTTAACTGGTGCGGTTACAGCGTCAGGGACAAATTCATTTTCACCATATGTGGTGGTTAACTATATTATAAAGCACTAGGAGATATTAATGGCAACCCAAATAGTAATAGCAAATGACAGTTATATAAAAGTAGATGATTCTTTTCATATTAATTGGGCTGATAAAGGTAATGCATGGCAAGCAGGATGGATGCCAAATACAATTCATGTTGTAATTTGGAATGCTTTACCAGGACAAAATGAAATTCAAACTAAAGATCCTTCCACTGGAAACATGGCAGGTAATACTAATTTAAGTGCTACAAGTGACGCTGTGGGATCAACTACTGTTGCTGCTTTATTAACATGGGCAGAAACAAGAAAAGGTCAAATTGAAGCTGCACAAACAGCTTATGATAACGCTGTGGCTAGTGACATTGCAAATGGAACCACTAATGCTAACGGCAAGACTTGGGTTGATTACGACTCAAATCACTCGTAAAAAATACCTCTAACCTGTAAAACTTTTCTTTTAATAGGCCCTGAAACGGGACATACTTTATGAAGTATATTATTTTTAATAGTCAATAATGTATTAGGATAGGGATAAGATGCTAAAGGTAATCCTCTTCCTGTATCTATTAAAGTTTCTCCGCCCCAATTTTTATCCCAAGTGTCGTGAATGTAAAAAGAATAATTTAAAGTATATTCGCCATCATCATGCCAATTTATTCCTGAAAATTTTTCATATTCATAGTAAGAAAGTTTTATTGTTGAATTAACTTTAAAAGGAATAAAAGGACAATTAATTAATATTTTACAAAAGTCTTTAAAAATATCTTCTTTACTTTCAATTTTACCATTTTTAACAAATGCAACATTTTGTTGAATGTTGACATTTTTCATTGTTTTAAAATTGTTTTTATCTAAAAAAAGATTTTTTTGCCAATGATTATGTGAACTACAATCATGTTCATAGTTATAATTTTTTATTTTTTTAAATAAATCTTTTGGTAAAAATTCATTTATAACAAGAGCACAATCATCTATGTTTGCTCCTATATGCATTTATTTTTTTTAACGAATCCACGTTATAATTGAGTGTCTGTCACCTTTTGATACAGGTAACACAGCATGAGGAAAACAAAAGTTACTAGGAAAAACAACGGCACTTCCAGCTTTTTTTGGTACTATGTATTCACCCCCAAAAAATGAAAAATCTCCTCCTTCATAATTATCGTTTAAAATTAATGAGCAACTTAGGACACGTGGATGTAAATCAAAATGATCAATATGTTCTTTATATTCTCCTTTTTGATCACCTTTATACAAAAGATGGTTATACCCTGTATCTTCAGTGCTAAGCGCTCCTGCCTGAAACCACGGTTGGTCTTGATTATATAATTTTAAAATTTTTCCTATTACTTGAAAAATATCATCATTAAACTTATTTTCTAATGGTTTGTTAAAACAATTTCTGTGTGTATTTAATTTACCGTCCCCTGTAGTGGCTGGGTAAAATGAAAGATCTTTTTGACTAATAATTTTATTACATAATTCTATGTCAATTAAATTTTCATAATGCCTTACAAAATCACTTAATTTTTTCATTTAAAATTTTTTTTATTCCAAAACATAGTTTTATATCTATCAACCCATTTGCTATTTAACATATTCATAGTTTTAGAGTGTAATTTTTCATGATAAAAACCTACCCATGATTTCCAAGATTCTCTTTTAAAAGGAAACAATTGAACCATAGGATCTCCTTTTTTAATTAAAAACTGTTCATCTCTTTTCTTTAAAATAAAAGGAAAGTTAATAACATTTACATAATTATCGGTATCTACAACCCCTTCTAAAATTTTCCATCTATCCTCTGATCTATTCATTGGATGTATAAACAAACAACTATAACCAGGAGGTGTTTTTATTAACCATTTGTTTATAAACTTACCTGCATATTCTCCAGTCTTTTTATGCCACTCTTTTGGCAATTGTGCTTTACTATGAAAACCAAAATTAAATTGTTCTTTGTTAGCTGGAGTTACACTAAAATCATTTTCTACAGGATCAACAACATAGTCTTGATCAAAAGGTATTATATAACCTGCTGTCATTGAATCTAAAAAAGGTATGCATGTTTTAACTGTTGCGTTGTGTAAATTTTTACTTTCAAATCTTCCAAGTTTTTTATATGCGGGTTCAACAAATCTAGAAGCTGGTTGTGGATGTGGCCAAACATCAAGCATTGCTTTGTCCGTGGCACAAAAATTTATTTTTTTATCGAACATTTTTTCTTTGATATTTTAAAGTTGCAACCATTCTAAGTTCAATACAAGAACGAGATATTTCACGTGCTGCGTGAGTTATAAAACCATCAAAAATAACTGCTCTTCCTGGTTTTGGAATTACAGCATTTTCAATTTCTGTTCTTTCTTTGTTTAAAAAAACTGTTTCACCTGCGTATATTAATGCCCATATTTTATTTAAATAAAACATTACGGTATAAATTTGATTATAGTCATTAGCTCCATCTTCATGAAAATCATGCATTGTTCCATAAACATACGAACTAGCATATGAATTTACTAGCTCTACTGAGTCAAATAAATTTTCTTTTTTTAAAATATCATCTGCTGTTTTGTATAAAATTTTATTTACTTTATCCTCTTTTTCTAATGGATTTTTAAACTTTCTACACATTGATTCAGCAGTAGCTCCTCCTGTAAACGTCCAAGGTTTTTCATCACGAAAAGAACCATATAAAATGTCAACTTCCTTTTCATTAAAAAGATTATCATGTATTTTAAATAAAGGTTTATTCATTTACTATAAAATTAAAAGACATTGATCTTCTTATTTCTCCTTTTATTTTAGGTTTAAAGGGCATAACGCAATGTTGATGCGATGCTTCAAATACGTAAAATTGGCCTACTTTTGGTTCCATCCATGTACAAGTATCACCCCAAACTCCCAAAAAACCTAATTGACCATCTTTAAATTTATGAGGATCTTTTGCATCATTTATAAACTCAGGAACTTTTAAAAATAAAACTGTAGACCATCCTTCGTTATTGTGATGTGTGTGGGGTGGATTATACTCACCCTCTTTCATATCATTAACCCAACAACTTAAAATTTTTAAAGGTTTTTTTTCTTTTAATAAATTCACTTTACTTAAAGTATCCATGTAATCATTCATGCAATCAACAATATATTTTGATATACTTGTTTCTCCTAATAGATGTGTGAATTCTTTTTCTGAATCTAATCTACCAGCTAACCTTGGACCAAAAGAATTAAGTTTTTCTTTATGTACTTCATATCTATTATTTAAATCATCAACGTCTTTTAAAGATAAATCATATCTTTTTACTATTCTTCCAAAAACGGTTGTTTGTGCTTTCATTCTTTTTTCTGTCTCTTTCATATCATGTTTTCCATGTCAAGAAAACAATTATCATAATTTGATATTAATCAACTTGATTTAAATCAATGATGTGTTTAAATTGGTTCTCACCCAAAAATTATAAATCAGGAGAAATTATGGAAAATCAAGAAGTATTGAAAGCTATAGCTACCCTTGCTGATAAGGTGAGTCGCTATCATGAACGTTTATTAACAGTAGAAAGAGAAAAAGAGAAATTAGAGAAAACTTTATCAGAACATTTAAAAGGGTGTAGTTGTCATAATACTTCTCATGAACAAGTAATGTTGGATGGTAATTCTGCTGATATGGAATGTGAAGCTTGTAGCGCTTAGGTAAACATATTAGCAATTGAGTATCTAAAAGAACCATTACCAGCCCATTGTAAAGGTGAATGAAAAACATCAGAACTAAAAAATATAGCTCTGTTACGTTTAAAACCAACATGAATACTAAGTTCATATTCACTTGGTTCTTTTTCATGATAAAACCCAGTGCCATTATTTGCTGATTCCTCTCCATGCATATAAATTAAACATTGATGCGTTGCTCCTGTAGCTCTGTCATGATGTGGGCGTGGTCTATCACTAGCACCAACCATTGTGTAAGTTGATTCAATAAATGTTTTAATATTAAAATTAAATTTTTCTTTTATTAAACTTTGTATACTGCTTTGAACATCACAACTATTTGGTAAAAGATGTGTGTGCCAATAAGCACCTTTATGTTCTTCAACTTTACTTTTTTCAGGAGGCTTATACTCTACCGATATCATCTGTTGAACAATTTCATTATAGATGTTTATAGGAAAAAAATTCTCTTGTATGAATACTTTACTCATTGGGCATATATAAATAATTTATATCCGATCTATCTAATACATCTAAAGCGTCTTCTTTAGTCTCCACTAAAGGTTCTCCAGCTAAATTAAAAGAAGTGTTAAATACTATAGGAACATTTGTTTTTTGATAAAATAATTCAATTAATTCATAATAATTTTTATTTTGTTCTTTGGTTAATGTTTGTATTCTGCATGTGCCATCAACATGAGTAATGCAAGGAATAATGCTTTTTTTATCTTCTTTAACAGGTATTGCGTAAGACATGTAAGGAGATTCCTTAATAGTGCCCATCTCAAACCAATCTTTTGCATGTTCAAGTAATACAGTTCCCGCAAAAGGTCTAAACCATTCACGTCTTTTTATTTTATTAACGATATCTTTTCCGTTTTTATTTCTAGGATCAAACAATAAAGATCTATTGCCCAAGGCTCTCGGACCATATTCAGAACTATTTTGAAAAATTGCAACTATTTCTTGTTGTAATATTTTTTCAATAACTTTTTCTTTATTTGTAATGATCATACCAAACTGCAGCTCCTACTGATGTTCCTCCGTCATGTGGACAAGGGTCAACAAAAAAATTAATATTTTTAAAATATTGAGTATACTTATAATTATTAACACAATTCAAAGCATACCCACCTGATAAAACAATGTTTCTGGTATTACAATTTGTTAAGGCTTTTTCAATTAAATTTACAGTATACTCATAGGTCGCTTCTTGAACTTGTTTAGCAAGGTCTTCTTCTCTCATTCCTACACTATTGCCATAAGAAGATAATCCCATAGCTTTTCCCGCTTCAGACATTGTAGCAATGCGTGAGCCATTAGTAATAGTGCTTGTCATTTTAAGAGTAAAACATAAATGAGTAAACAATACACCAGGAGTATAATCATTTGTCATTCTATATAAACATCCGTTATCTACTGTAAAGTTGTCAAGAACACTATCGTTGTTAGAATTATTTTTTAAATTCTCTATAAGTTTTAAAAGTTTTTTCTTGTCTTCAAAATTTCTATAAAAAGATGAATATCTTGTGCCACTATAAGTTTTAAAAACTTTAAGTATCTTTTTACGATCCATTAAATAAATACTGTCTGTTTCTGTGCATGTAAAATTGTTATCTAAATTAGCACCTCCACCATCCATAACTATACAGGCAGCTTTATCAAAATTAGAAAAGTAAAAACCAGAACAAGCATGGTAAAGATGATGTTCAAACTTGTCATAAACATAATTTTTTATTTTATATTTTTGACATATGTTTTCTATTATTCTTTCGTTATCATCATTTTCTTTTCCATAAAAAGAAAAAATAAAATGATCTTCAATATCTTTTATTTTTTTAAAAGAAATGTAATCAAAATTTTCTTGGGTAGGTTCCCAATACTTTTTTTTGTTAAAACGACTTTCTTCAAAAAACTCAACACTTTTTTCTTTCTTGATACATATTGAAGCGTCGTGTGATATATTTACACCGACTGTCACAAACTATTCTGGCGTTTCTCCTAACATATCCCCTAAAGAAGGAGCAAATATTTTAACATCACGTCTAATATGCTCTTCTTTAGTCTCCGTCTCAGGATTATTAATATCATTTTTTACTTCTTCTTCAGAAGAGTATTCATGACCCGTCTTTGTATTTATTATTAATGTTTCTGATCCACACTTCATATGAGGGACTACTCTGCCATCATCAAGGGTAATAGTTCCTATTTGCTCGGCTTCTTCTATAATCTTAGGCATTCATTCTCCTTTTTAATTCTAGGTTAAAACTTAATATAATTCTCTCTTCATTGGAATTATTTTCTTCTACTTCATGATTTAGCCATGAGGGGAAAAAAAGTAAATCATTTTGTTTAGGATTCCATGAAACACGGCTACTGGTATATATAGTTTCCCCATTCTTTTTAGGGGGTGATAATACCTCAGATTGAGGTCTAGGATCATGAAAAACAAGAGCTCCACTATTAGGTGGCACCTGTAAATAAAAGACGCCTGAGAGATAATTATAAGGGTGATTGTGAAGACGATTACTGCTTCCTGGACCATTGACCACGGCCCACATGCCTGTCATAGATGGAGTCATATAATCTTCAACTGATAAATGATCTATTGCTTCTTGCGACAAATTAACAATTTCTGATTTTAATGTACTAAATTTTTTATTTTCATGAAGATAATCATGACTATGCCATCCTCCTTTTGTGCTTTTTCCCTTAATAGTTTGAGGTTCTTGTTGTTGTAGAGATTTAATCTCTTGTACAAGATCTTCATACCCTGCTAAATTTATAGAAAAAACAGGGGTAATAAATAAAGAATGTAAATCGATTAGAGATCTCCTTTTGTAATTTCTAAAGCGGATACTGTAACATGAACTTGATTAGCAGCATTTGCTTGTAAGTATAATATATCACTTTCTTCTAAAACTAAAGGCTGAGTTAATAATTCTACGGTATTAT